CCACACCAGTTACAAGGTTCACCTTTACCTGTAGCCATCATAGTTTTTTCTTCATCACAATAATGTTCCCACATTTCTGGTTCTTCTTTAGCTTCTTCCCATAATTTAGTTTGTTTATCTTCAGATGTTTTTGGCAAATAAACCATTACAAAAGAACCACAATTATGACAAGATAAATTTGTTTCCATACAATAATCTTCATCTTCATGGTCAATATCATGGTCACCACCCCATACTAACTCTGCTCCACAATGCCAACAATTCATTAGAAAGGTACCTCCTCTTTATTTTCTACATTATAGTCTACTTCGTAAGGATTGTCAACCTCTGTTAATCTACCTGTATCTCTATTGTAATACAAGTGTGTAGCTATACCTGTCTCTCCTGTATATCTGTTCTTTAAAATACGAATCGTTGTAGTGTTAGCTTCATCTCCCTCTGCTTGTTGATTTCTTTCTAAACCTATTACACTATCTGATAAGTGTGCGATAGATGCAGAACCTCTAAGATGTGATAGTGTTATCTCTTTACCATTTTCATGACCAGAATCACCTGCAGGTCTACGTAAGTGTGATACAAGTAACATACCCACACCTGTCTGTTCCACAAGAGAACGTAGCTTTGTCATAAGTACATCAATAGACTTTCTTTCATCTCCCTCCTCTTGTCCAGAAACAAGAATGGATAAGTGGTCTATGAATATCCATTTACAATCTAATGCTTGTGCCATGTATCTAACCCTAGCAAGTATCTCGTCATTACTAATAGAACCAAAATGGTCAAAGGCAAAGAACCTACCAGAGCCTATAGTATTTTCTTGCCACTTATCTAGTTGTTCTTGTGTAAACTGTTTACGTATTTCTTTGATATACAATCTAGCATCAGCTTCTACTGACATAATATTAAATGCTGTGTTCTTAACACTTTCTTCTAATGCTAGTATACCTATATTATCTTTCGTGTTTCTAAACAAGTGATGCATTAGTTCTCTCATAATTGAAGACTTACCCATACCTGCACCACTTGTAAATGTTATTAGTTCTCCTGTTCTCATTCCATAAGTTTTATCATTCATCTTACTCCAAGGAAACAAACATGTTTCACAATACTCTTCTGTAAATAGTGAAGAGCCTAACTGTTGTAAGTTCATAATGCCTGCAGGAGTATAAGGTTGTGCTGACCACCAAGCTTGGTTGAAGGCTTGGCTCTTTCCCATCTTTAGATATTCGTTAGCATCCTTATACTCCATAGACATTATTTTGCACTTGTTCGGAGAAAACAATTGAGCAACTTTGTTGGCAGCTTTTCTGCCTTGTTCATCCATATCAAAACATATAATGATATTATCAAAGCTATCAAGATATTCAAATGATGCTTTACAATCTCGTAACGCACCACCTGCTCCTGTTTTGATTGAGACAGATGCCCACTTACTACCCATCAATTGATAAGCAGACATAGCATCTATCTCTCCTTCTGTTATGGTAACATACTTACCACCAGAGTTAAATAAATTCTGACCAAACAACATAGCTTCTTGTATAGAACCTTCAGTCCACATTTGTTTTGTAGATGTATTTCTAACTTTGTTAGCTACGTGACTACCATTAACATCATAATATTCATAGATGTGTTTGGTTGTAACTGTACCATCTCTTGTAATCTTTGTGTTATATTTTTCTGCTGTGTCTTTTGTAATTTTTCTTTCTACTATGTCTGCAACAACACCTTCATTTGTTAAAGGTTTAGCTTCTGCTACAGGCATAGGCGTTACATTGTTCATATCTCCATCCTCTCCAAATCTAGTTTCACAAGAGAAACAATAACTGTATCCTTCTGCATGTTTAACTTTAGCATCACTAGACCCACACTTAGGACAAGGACCTCTGTCTAACCATTTACTTGAATACATTTTGTTTCCCTAATTATAATCATTTAATTTATCTTTATACAATAATTCAGCAAAGTCAATTCGTTCTCCTAACACAACATTAACATCTTGTTTAGCTAATCGCTTTGATTCTTTATCGTCATAACCCTCACTCTTATATTCTCTGTAATACTTTTTAAATAAAGTTTTACTTTCTTTATCCCATAAATTCTTTACCAATGTCTTCTCCTATAAATTTATAATGTAAACAATAAATCCTATTATTAATATAGCAGGAAATATATTGTTTGTCCATAGCTTTTTTTTCTGTGTTGCTTGAAACCATTTGCCTGTTGCCTTTAATCTTCTCTCTCTATCTTTACTCATCTTTAATATGTCCTGCATCTGGATTCTCTACCCAACCTTTAAACTTTTTATTTGTTTTCAATTCGTACAACTCATCAGTTAGCATTTTAACTCTAACCATTAGATTTCTATTTTGTTCTTGTAAATCTCTGATATTCTTTTTATATATTTCTTCTAAGTTTTTATTCATTATAACCTCGTTAATAAGTAAGCTATTAATACTATAAACATTCCTAACACTATACCTATGACAAACATGTTTAATATATTTAATTCAATCATTGAACACTCATTAAAATCATATGGTCATCTAGTAAAGGTGTTATATAAATATTATTTTTTTCATATAATCTATTTAAAAAATATTCAGCTTCTACATCTGATTTAAAATATCTAACCTTACCATCTTCTTCGTATACATCTGGTAAATCATCTACCTCTGGATTATATAAAGCTATTACATACATTATTTATCTTCCCAATATTTTTCTATAAAGTATACATTGTATGCCCAAGATATATCTTTGTTTTCTTTACACATCTTATCATATATTTCATAGTTAGTTAAATTATAATTATTATTTATATAATTATATTTTATAATACTATAGTTATATTGTTTTGTCAACATATAATTATAACACAATTAATGGTAATGTAAAACATAGCAAGTACCAAACAATACATGCTAAAAACATCTTAATTAAATCTCTACTTATGTTTATCATTCTTAATATTCCTTTCTAAGTCTTTGTTTTGTTTACATAATTCATACTTAACTTTATTATCTCTTAATATATCCCACAACATATTTAGTACATCTTTTTTAGAAGGTCGTCTGTCAAAGTCTAATTCTATTTCTACTTTATATTTTTTAAAACTCATATTTTAATCTCCTGTATATCTATATCTAAATAGTCTGCCATTAAGTATCTTATTTCTGTATAGCAGTCATCACATAGTAAAAGATTACTTGCTCTGTTCTCCATATCTTCTGGATATGCTTTATTAGAGCAACCTTCTTTTTGACATTTAATTTTTTTACTCATCTTTGTCTCCAGAGATAGCACCTATCTTTCCTTTGAATGGTATCACTTTTGCAGTAGGTTTTAAATCCTCTACTAAATGTATATCTGGCTCAAAATCTATATCTGGAAACATAAACTCTTCTAGTTCTGCATACCCTCCAATGTGTAGAAAGATTTGTGGTACAGTTTTATGTCCTGCTTCTTTAAATCTTTTTATCTTTTCAAGTGTGTCTAACTTTCTTTCTTCAAATGTTTCTCCTGCATCTGTTAATAAATTCTTAGCACTCTCACAATAACCACATCTGTTCTGTGTGTATATAATATATTTAATCATATTTATACCTCATAGTTTAATATTAATTCTTCATCTTTTTTTATCTTCCTAGAAGTAAACACATTGTGAACTACATAATTATCCCACTCTTGTGTTATACCTAGATAACAGTTAGGGTCATCTCCATGATTTAAAAATCCACCTAGTGGTGTTCTAATATAATCTTGTATCATAGGTACTTTAATATGTGTACTTCCTAAGTCTACCTCTGCATCTAAATCTTGTGATGCAAATATACCATACCCTTCTATATCGCTTTCGTGTATATATACTTCTTTAGGTAAAGGTTTGTAATAGAATCTATTGTATCTAACTTTCATCATCTTCCTCCACTTTGCTTGGGTCAAATGCATTTGGGTCTGTATGACATACATAATCACTATGCCAGAACTGTTGATACTTACCTTTGTCTGCTCCATAGTCGTGTATACCACCTTCTTTCTTTAGGTCATAGTAACTAATAACTTCAGCAAAAGCATCTTGCAATCTTAGTATATCTCCTAAATGTATATACTCCCACGCACCTTCGTTGATTGTATCATCTATCTTCTTTAGTTTATTAATTAAGTTTAATGTTACTGTATTTATTGTTGGTTTACTTTTGGTTGTCATAAAATTTCTCCTCTATCTTTTTTAAATTATAAACATATGAAAGTATGTCTTGATGACTATATCTTTCAGTAGCATCTATACCTACTAATGCTTCACATAGTTCTTCATACTTTTCTAGCTTATCAGTTATATCTGAATTTACTGCACCTTCAAAAAAATTATCTGCCATTAGTCTTCCTCCATTTCTATTCCTAGTTCATCTCCATAATCATACTTATCCATTTCTTCTACGTCACTAATGTAAAACTCTTCGTGTACTTGGTCAAACGTATCTGGAGTTTGTAATGCTTCCATACGTCTACGCACTTCTTCTACATCTACATTAGAGGGATACTCTACATATCTTTTGTAGTGTATGATTGTTTGTCCTCTTACTTCGTAATATCTTTTCTTTTGTTTAGCCACGTTGCATCTCCTTTGATTCATACTTAACAAATTTTACTTTCATTCTATCATCTGGGTCTGGATGTGGAAAGCCAAAGTGTTCCCATAACTCTAGCATCTCATCTCCATATATCCATGCCCAAGTAATCTTAGGTTTCTTTTTAATTTTTTTTGTTGGCATCTATATTCTCCTCTATCTCAAAATCTATATCATCTCCAAGTTCATTAATATAATCAATGACATCTTTTGATGTGGGTTTTTCTTCACAGTCTAATATAATTTTTATTCTATAACTCATATCTTATCCTCCTTTGATATAGGAAACCATTTTATAAAACCTTTTGTTGAATATGTATACTTTAATTTTGCTTTATTGTCAACATATATAGCAGTAGTTTTATCTTTATACTTGAGTTGCATATCACAACCTAGCATATGCCATAGTCCTTGATGCAGTTCCCAATGCTGTGTTGGTGTTAGATTACGTCTTTGTTCCATATGATTTGTCCTTTCTTGATTAGTTCCATCACTTCTTCCTTAGTTGCAGAAGGTTTATGCACTTTCCAATTACCTTTCTCGTTAGGCATAGTAGGTATAACATAGTCACCATTTGTATTGTGTCTGAAGATACTCATATATAGTTCTTCTACAATCTCTACATATTCTTTCTGAGTATACTTGGATACATCTATCTCTTGCACAAGTGTAGCAAAGTGTTGTATGTTTACTTGTTTAAATCTTTTACTCATTATTCAACTCCTCTTTAAACATTTTTGATAATCTAGTAAAAGGTATTTCTTTTACATTATTTATGTCAGTATTACTAAGGTGAATACCAAACTCTTCAAGAAAGCCTTGCTTTAATTGTTCAATATATTCTTCCATATTCTCTGCATCAAGCATATTACCTTCCCATGTTACAGTTATTGTTGACGTATATCTTTTACTCATCTTTAATCTCCTCTCTTAACATATCAAGCATGAATGAAATATTTTCTAGGTCTTTACCTAAATCATATGTAATATAATCTTGTTGCTCCATCTCCTCTACCTTTCTTTCAAGGTCACTTAGTATCTGTTCTACTCTAGTTATCTGTCGTTGTTGTAGCTTCATTCGTTTCTCCTTTTTTTCTAAATGGAATATCTGGTATCGTTATTACCTCTGCATCTGTTTCTATCCATACTTTAGCACCACAGGACAAAGGTTTGTCTGGACTATACACAACCTTACACTCTCCAAGAATATGTACTTGATGTCCATAGGTATTACTCTTGTATGTCTTCACAGTAATCACAGGTTCTCGTTTGTTATTCTTGTGATTAGATTTAATAACGTGTTGGTTTATATGTATATATTTTTTCATAATGCTTCTACCTCAAACTGTTCGTAGTTAGGAATGATAACTGCAACACTACCATTGATAGTATCTCCAACAAGTTGTTTTTTATTTCTATACCAATAGTATTGATACATCATTGTTGCTCTTTTATTCATAGGTCTACCTTTTAGTTTAGCTTCTTCATCTATCCACATCTCTACAGTTCTTTTCTTTACACCTCGATTTGTGTCTATCTCAATAACACCTTTTACTATCTGAATAGTATCTGCATCTATCTTAGGATAGATTTCTTTAAAGGTAGGTTTCTTTCTAAATATCTCATCTAACATTTTATCAGATGTATCTTGTAATATTAATACTCTAGTTGCCATAAGTTTTTCTCCATTCATCAGTTGATTGTACTAATTCTGGATTGTGTTCCAGAATATCATTAACATAAGTATCTCCTAAATCCCAACCACCATAAGTCATAGGTGTTCTAACTGCAACAAACCACCTAGAGTATTGGTTGGTATCTTCCTTATCTTTTCTTTGATAAGTTTTTAATACTCTCCATTCCCAACTGCCTAGTTTATAGGTAGCATAAGGATTTTCTTTTGGTCTTGATTTTCCAAATAAGTTTTTAGTCATATGTTTTCTCCTTTGTTATTAATCATATCTGCGTTTTACAAAATCTAAATAGTCGTATGCTTCGTCTTCAGTCCAACCTAGTTTCTTGATAACAGAATACACTTCATTAGCTATCTCTTCTGGTGTACGTATTGTACCTACAGAAACACTATACTCGTATTCATCATCAAGGTCAACTAATTTTTCTTGTAGTTCTTGTTCTGTCATATGCAAGGCTCCTCTCTATCCATATCTGATAAGTCTTCTAGTTCATATCCATCATAATTCAATGGCTCTTCATCATGCCAAAAGTCTGAATTATCTTCTGCATACTTTAATGCAAGTGCTTCGGCTTGTTCTTCTGTATGACCTCTGTCTATAAACTGTTGCTTCACTTCTTCGAAAGCATCTTCTCTTTTTTGTTCGTTACCACTATGTGACATTATAACACCTCCTCTTCTAAATATTCTACTTCTTCATCAACATAAGTGCATCTATCAAGTTCACTATCACTAACAGATACATCTTCTACTTCAGAGCCGTCTGGTGTAGAATAGCTTTCTGCTTTGTTTCTTGCTATATCTTCAGCTTCATCTTTAGTATATGCTTCAACCACAAACTCTTCAGTAATTCTTTTATCTATATAAACTCTAAAAGTTCTAGGATTATCTCTTAAGTATTCTTTATCTTCTTTTGTTAGATAATCTGAACCTGTCTCTATAGCACCAACAAATTTAACACTTCTTATTTCATCTCGCATACTCATTCTCCTTTTATTTTTTCTAATTCAATTTGTATTCTATCTTGTAAAGGAAAAGAATACTTGTGTTCGTCTAGTGGTATATTTACTTTACCATTCTTTTCAAACTCATTTAAGATAGCATCTGTTATTAACATAGCTATATCTAAATTGTTTCTTTTCATAATAACTCCTTTCTAATATATATAATATGTATCATACTATGTTACATTTGTCAATCTTAGTGTCGACCCATATCGACTCCTAATGTTGTGATAGATGTACGTGAGATGTTCTACCTATCGCAACTTTAGAAAAGCAACCACCCTTGCAAGTATCACATATCTTTAACTTCTTATGTGTCTTAGGACAAAGGTATCTTCTATCGCCTATACTAGATGTAGTCTTGGTATCATCACCAAAGTACATAGTAGCCCAACCACTATCTTTAAGTAGCTGTTCTTCTTCTTTGGTATTACTAGGGTCAAGGGAAGCATTGATTGCGACATTCTTCAGAGGAAACAATACGTCTTCAATCAATTGCTTTAGTCCCTTGTTTCGCCAAGCCCTAGTCGGTACCCACCAAGTAGTATTCGGTGTAGCTTCACATAAAGTTTTTATTCTAAATACATCTGACATATCTTTGATAGCTTCTCCTCTAGTCATAAGTCTAGCTCGTTTTGTTTGTCGTCTTGACCTAAACAATTTCTGTTGTAAAGATTCTAAACTATCTTGATTGTCATTTTTATTTGTCGGTAAAGACTGCCAGAACTTCTCGTTTGTAATATCTTTCTTTGCCATACCCTTAAACATTTTGTATAGCTTGACATTGTAACAAGACGTATCACAAAAAGAAGTTCTGTGAACACACGAGCCATTGACATCACCAACATCATTGATGGGTCTGTCAATAGCCCACATCTTTATGTCTTTACACCATCTTAGTGTAGTTTGCATAGTTACTCCTTAAGCGTGTAATATATTAAGTTGTTGTTTTACACTCATAGTTTTAGTTACTTTCTCTAATGTAAAATCTTTTAAACTAGATATGTTACCTTTCACTACTAGATTAAATAACTTTCTTATGTCGGCATCAGTACAGTTATCAAACACAAACATCTCTGTACCTTCTCCGTGTTGAGCACCATTGACAGCAAACCATTTCTTCATACTATCCTCTAGTACATAACAGTTACCAACAAATTCTGCAGATGCTATGATTTTGAATCCACCATACGAAGATACATTTAACTCTTTCATTCTTTGTTTTAAATGTTTTGTTAAACCTATCTTACAATAGGGTGTACCTCTTTCTCTAGCAATATATAAATGCTTGATACACTTGCTACGTTTTCTAATTGGATTGAAATCAGAGTTCTTGAATGATTCTGCTTTCTTTGCATTGTCTAATAATTTCTTTAAGTTCATTTTGTTTTCTCCTAGTTATAAAATGGGAATGTTAATAATAACTCTGACTTATTCCCTGCTCATCAGAGTATTCGATAGCAACCACTATCAAATTCTGTGTCGACCCAAGTCGACTATCTATGTGGGTCAATCCTAAATCTCTTCAACCAATTACTAAAGCTAGTAATACTTTCTAACTCATATTTCTTTGCTTGTATTACATTGTTAGAACCTTCCCATAAATCTTTATATATATCTTCTAACTCCCAACCTATGTTCTCTAAGTCTTCAACCATTTGCCAAATCTCTGGGTTCAATTCTTCTAATCTCTTTTGTATTTTCTCTACTCGTTTATCTATATCGTCAGGTAATCCTGATTGAAATTTTATTTCTCTAGACATCTATTCCTCCTCACTAAATAAGTCTAATAGCTTTCTTGCTTTGTTAATATCTGTATAAAATTTATATTGATAGTGATTCCTATGTGTGTCTACAATTTCTCCTTTGTTCCACAGTTTACAGAACTCTTCAAAGTCATAGCTATCAAGTGTAACTTCTACTGTATCTACTACGTGTACTTTACTCATCTTCATTCTCCTCATCTTGTCGACCCATATCGACACCTTGCTCTCTCATTATATCTTCTACGTTGTCGTACTCGTTTGTTAATTCTTCTAAGTAATCCATTTGTTTCCTCCTTAATTAGTTATAGGTTTACCTTATCATACTTTGGTCAACTTGTCAATAGCTACTGACTGTGTCGACCCATATCGACTGCTACTATCTACAAGCACCAGATTTTCTAGCACCCTTTATAGCAAATCTTAATTCCATACCCTCAAATGTACGGATTCTGGACACTCTACCCCATCCAGATTGTGGCTTGTTTCCTGCTTTGGATAAACTACTTCTATCACTCACTCCAAACTGTGAGTAATTGTTCTTTGGTTGTCTACTCGTACTACGTTCTAATTGTGATACGTGATTGACTATTCTTTGCTTATCAAGTGTCGGCATTTGTTTTCTCCTTATCAATTGTTATGCCTTTAGCATAGCATACTATGAGCTATCCGTCAATAGCTAGTGAGTCTGTCGACCCATATCGACACTCATCATTCTCTATAATAGCTATCATCTTTTCCTATAGCGTGGAGTCATCATAGTATCAGAGAAATGGTTAGTCTTGCTTGTCTTAAGTGTCTGTTTTCTGGGCATATGACTACATAATAGACAGAAAGAGGGTGAAATAACACGTAGTTCTCTGCATTATATCGTGCTTACCGAAAATATTATATAAAAAAAGGGGAGTTTGTGGTGTTTTCTCGTGTTCTCTGCAGTATATTTAGTGTCGACCCACGTCGACTGCACCGAACTTACCGAACATACCAGAAATCTGGGACAAAAAAAATAGAAATACTATGGAACTCACCGAACTTGATAGAATACTGGGGCTCACCGAACATTTAAAAATAAAAAAAAATAAAAGGTAAAAAAAAAGGGAGCCGAAGCCCCCTGGTTCTTAAGAGTTGGAGTAAATTAAACCCCAGATTATTATATTAGCAAAGATTAAAGTGATAATATAAAAGTTTCCTCGTTGTCTGTTATTCATATTGTTTCTCCTTGTGTTGTGGGGAGCTGTTACACTCCCCAGGTTTATTAAGATACTGGATTCCAATAGTCTTTATGGTTATCACTCTGGTCAAAGCTCCAGTATTGTCTACCCAATTTATTTATATTAACTATACATAAAGCTTTTAACCATTCGTTATCAGTATTAGCTAATGTATTTTTGTAAAATAAAATCTTATTAGTAATTGTCGTCATATTATTTCTCCTTTAAGTTATTGGGGAGCTTTTACACTCCCCAGATTGGTGATGTTAGTTAGAAGAAAACTTCTTCTTAGCAACATCTGTATCGATTAAGCCATATTGTTGGCTAAACCATGCAATTGACTTGTCTAAGTCTTTAGAACCTGTCTCGTCAAAAGCTTTCTCCATCTTTTCACAAAGCTTTTGGAAGGCTTTGTAATTGTCAGGATTAGAAGGACAAGCCCAAGCTCTAACCCTGTTAGCAGTTTGAATATTCTCATCTGCAAAGAAACTTGCCATTTCTTCAAGAGTCGTACTCTTATCAAACTGTTTTCGCATAATAGGACTCAGAGCAACCTTTCTGAGCATATCAAGTTTATTACACTTGAACCTACCATCTTTTTGCTTGGTAAAAGTATAAATATCAGAACCATCTGCATATTTAAGACTTTTAAAAGCATTGGTAAACTTTTGAGCATCTGCTTTCTTCCAACCCTTTTGGATTGCAAAAAGTGTACCAACGTACTGAGCTGTCATAGCTGAGTTTTCGAGCTTGGCTTCTATTGGAGCCACTTTCTCTTTCTCAATTGAAAGCTCTTTCTGCAAGGCTTTTATTTCAGTTTCTGCCTTCACGAAACTTTTAATATAATCAGTCATAATTTTTATTCCTTTCATAATCTGATTAAGTTAAAAAACACTAGCAAGGAATTTGCTAGATGATTAATCATTACAAAAAAAATTATGAATGTCAACAAAATGTTAAATATAATTTTGAAAGCCTTACTGAGCAAGGGTTTCAGAGAATATTTTTTTAAAGGTATCTTTTTTTAGAAAAACAGTTATTCATTACACAATATTGGCATACCCCACCACAAAAAATTATTATGTAGCGTGTATGTATATATGGTAGTGTCATATATAGAATAAAAAACTAGGGTCAAAATAATGCTTGCATTTTAGTGGGGAGTAATATATAATATATATAATAATATAATACTATATAGTTTAAGAGGTATTAAAAATTAAATATTATAGTTTTATATTATTACAATATAACAACTTAACAATATAACAATGTAAAGGTCTTAAATACTTTGGAAACTATAGAGACTATATCTACATCACCATATATTAATTTAAATAATTATCTTAATTTAAAAATAACTCAAGACTCTAAATTAGATTTCATAACATTTGTTAGGAAGATTGCTCCTATACTTGTTTCTGATTGGAAGATGGGTCG